TAAAACAACTAAATATAGTTAAGGCGGCTCTTGAGAAAATAGTTAAAAGAGGAGTTAAACTTGTTAATCTTGATGGACAAACAAGAACTTATTGTGGTGTCTTGCCATATCTTAAAAGTAAATTTAATTTAAAGTTAGGTAGTAAAAATACACCTATTCCTGTTGAAAATGGTGAAGAACGGGAAGTTGACATAACAATTCATGATATTAAAAATTTACCAATAATATCAGTAGGTTATTTTTTATCACAAGACCTGTTATTTAATCGAATTACTAAGGGGACACTTGACCAAGTTTCAGAAGCTTTGATAGCAATAAACTCTAATGTAAAATGGACACCATGGCAAGAACTTTTACACGGTGGTTATGTATCAGTATTTGGTGCAAGGATATATAATGTTATAAAAGTTAATGGTGGACGAGTAGCAGATTTTTTAAAGACAAGTATTGTTCAAACACCGTATAAAGAGGAAACATCGGGTTGGGAACATTTTGTAGGAGAACAATTGTTTTGGTTGAAACATCACGCCGAACCAACTATTAAATTGTTAGAGAAAGTTTTTAAAGCTGATATGACAGCTCCTGATGTAAAACATACCAAACAACTAAAAGGATATATTTTAGATTTTGCTAAATGTTTTAAAAATGTGAAACCAAAAGGAAAAATAAAACACTTATGGCTTTCAACTCTTTTTAATTTAAGAGATGTTTTGGATAATTACAGTAACCGAGATAAGCCTTATTATAATGAATTTGGAGTAACACCGAATATTGATATATTAAATGTTATAGAATTTCATAAGTGGTATTACAAAAAAATGATGAACTTGTATTCAAAAGTTAAAGTAGGTACTAATGAATTAAATGACACTTCATGGATACTAGATAAAAACGGGGAGTACTTGCCTGTAAAAGATGCTATGCCTAGTTTATTAGAACAGGGAAGTAATTATTCAGCAACTGTTGGTAGAGTAAAATTGTTAATAGAAGAACTTAATAATGATTTAGATTATTTAAGTAACGAAAGAATAATATCAATAAATGTACATAAACCTTCACTTATTGATGTTGTGGTTAGTTCAAATTATGAGACAAATGACGGAAAAAAAATTAATCCGTTAACAGATATGGATGGATTAGAAAAGGGTCATATCGAGAGTGATGCTCATGGTGGAGACAAATCAATAGAGAATATAACTGCACAGGAATTTGAGTCTAATCGCGACTATGGTACAATGGATTTAATCGAAAAGTAGTAATGTTTATTTATTTCCCCTCATTTTCAGTTGGTGGTTTCGGTGACGGACTTCGTAAAAATATAGTTCTAAAGAATGGTTTAGAATCAAGGTTTTATAGTAATACGTTTCCTGAAAAATATAGACACCCATATTTTTTAATCACAGCTGGACACTATTATAAGAAAAAAGATTTTAGAAAAGAAATGGGATTTCCAGATGACGTATTAGTAATAGGAGATTCGGGTGGGTTTCAAATAGCATCAGGAGCTATTAAGTGGAGTAAAGAGTTTAGACATAATATATTTACTTGGTTGGAAGAGAATTCTGATTTAGCTATGAACTTAGACATACCTCCAAAAATAAAATACAAGGGTAAAGTAAAAGAATGTTTGGAGATAAGTAAAGATAATTTTAAATATTTTGCTGACAATAGAACAGGTACTACTGATTTCTTAAATGTTCTACAGGGAGCAGATGAACATAGTTTCAAACATTGGTATGATGAAGTAAAACAATTTCCATTTGATGGTTGGGCTATTGGTAATATTGGTGGTAATATTTATAAATTTATTTCGGGTATGATGACTTTGTTGGATGGTAAAGAACATTTAAACCCTAATAGAAAGTATATTCACTTCTTTGCTACAAGTAGAATTCCTGAGTTTTTAATGTTATCTCAATTACAGAAGTCTCTTACGGATATAGATTCTAAAATGAAAGTAACTACTGATAGTTCAACTCCAGATAGAGCTATAGTGTTTGGTAATTATTATACAAGTTTTAATCTTAAAAAGGGAACTTTTCAAAGTATAAATTTTCCTAAACACGAAGCAGCTGAAATATTAAGAGAAGTGGATGGATTTGAATTACCTTATGTGATTGAATTTGATAATGAGTTAGATGGTACAATTAATGTAGATGATGTAATAAAATGGAATGTTGATTGTACTCTTACTATGAGACTACATAATTTTTATTTTTTTGTAGATACAATGAACAAATTAGATTCAGCTGTTAAGGGACACGACTACGTGTTATCACAATTAATATCCAAGGACATGTTTAGAGTTTTAAAATCAATTGATGAAATGGTAAAAAGTGATTCACCTCATAGGGTATTTGAAAAATACAAACCACTTTATATAAAACTTAGTAATACGATGAGAGAAAGAAGTATAGAAATAGAAGGTAATCCATTTTTCGATGCTTGAGAAACCGTCTAAAATAGTAGAAAAGATAACAGAGGATATAGACCCGAAAGAGGTTATCTGTACAACTTATCAAATGAGAAATTTTTACAATCAACTTGGAGATGGATTCTTTTCGGGACTTGATATAATGAACTTGATGCAACATTACAAGGCTGTTGAAATGATGAACAGAGGTGATGTTGTACTGGATGTGTGTTGTGGTCGTGGTTTGTTATTACCATTGATAAGATATTACAAAAGAGAAATAGAAGAATATATTGGAGTAGATATTTCTGAAAGAAATATTAAGGAACAAACAAGAAGGTCTGGTAGAAAAAGTATAGATGGTTTGGATTATTATCCATTTAAGGTTACTCACGTTATATCTAATGTATCAGAAATGTCAGAACGTATTGATAGCAAAATTGATTTTATTGTTTACACTTCTTCTATAGAACATATGCAGAAAGAAGATGGTATAAAATCATTACTTGAATGTTACAAATTATTAAAACCAGAACATAAGATGTTTTTGTCTTGTCCAAATACAGTGGAAAAGAAAGACCCGTATGATACACAATACGCTGCTCATTTGTATGAATGGAATTTAGATGAGTTAAGTACTGAATGTAAAAATGTGGGTTTTGAAATAGAAAAAACTTTTGGGTTGTATGCTAAGAAAAAGAAGTTTGATAACCTTATGGAAGGTAATGAATTATATAAAAAATTCAAAGAGTATATTCCTACACCATTTTTAATGTCGTTCTTTCCAGTAATATATCCAGAGTATGCTGATGAAGTATTAATGATTTTAAAGAAACCAAAATACAAATCGTTCACAGGATTTACTGATGTATAAAAAAACTACTTGGAAAGAGTTAGAGAATGATGTAAATTCTATGTATGAATACATAAGAATAATGAGTAGAGCTGTGGACTTTAAAGGTATATGGGGTCCTCCAAGAGGTGGATTAATACTTGCTGTTATGTTATCTCATAGAACAGGATTACCAATGATTTCGAAAGGACGATATTTATCTGATTATAAACCACTAATTGTTGTTGATGATATAGCTGATACAGGAAAAACATTGGAAGAAAGTAGAAAAATAAAAGATAATATTATAATGACATTATATTATCATAAACAATCAACTGTCATACCTGACTATTGGATACATGAAAAGAAGAACGAGTGGATATTGTTTCCTTGGGAAACTGTGGATTCTACTGAATGAATTTGATATTTATAATAATAAATGGAGATATAATAAATGAATAACATGAAAATATCAATGGCTTTTGTCATAATGATGACTTTGGTAAATGGATTTTTTTCTGGTAATATATTAAACAGTAATACAACATTTTATTCTGAAGAAATAAATAATTTAAATAAAGAGAAATTTGAATTAGAAAATGAATTAAATGAGTTTCTTAAATATGGTATAGTAGTAGATGTTACTATGTACCAACCAGTGTGGCCACAAACAGATAGAACACCAAACATAACAGCAGATGGAACTCGTATTAAAATCAGTAGTGCATCCGAATATAAGTTTGTCGCTTTATCACGCAATTTATTAAAACGTTGGGGTGGTCCTTTTGATTATGGAGATTTTATTTTAATTAAAGGGACAGGATATAAAGATGGTATATATCAAGTAAGAGATACTATGAATTCTAAGTGGGTTAACATGGTAGATATTCTTGAATCAACTCATGTTAAACCATACAAATTTGCTGATGCCCACATATATAAAATGCCTTGGTTAGATTAAAAAAGGAGAATAAAGGTTATGAAATTGACACCCGATGAATTAAATGAAAATTGGAATAAATTAATTGATGTAGTTATAGAAAATTTTGATGGAGATAGAAAAAATAAAATTATTGTAATGTATGAACATTACAAGGATAGAATGATGTTCGCTCCAGCAAGTGGTACTGATTATTTCCATTGTGCATGGCCTGGTGGTTATGTTGTTCATATATTGAATGTGATTGAATGTGCTTTAAAGTTAACTGAACTATGGGGAGAACAGGGAGCTTTTAATAAGGACTATTCAAAAGAAACAATAGTGTTCGCAGCTATGTTTCATGATTTAGGTAAAGGTGGTAATTTGGAGAAAGACTATTATATTCCTAATGACTCAGAATGGCATAGAATAAATCAGGGTAAAATGTATGTAGAAAATAAAGAGTTATATTATATGACACCAACTGATAGAGCGATATGGATTTTAAATCAGTTTGAAGTTAAAATGACAGAAGTAGAATATTTATCTTTGAGGTTAGCTGATGGACTTTATGAAGAGGCCAACACAGGTTACCTTAAAAATTATGTAGAATCTCGTCAGTTAAAAAGTAATTTACCATTAATTATACATCAAGCTGATATGATGGCTACACGATTGGAGAAAGAACAGTATATGTTTGGAGAATCACCGAATATAAATTATCCAAAAATATTAGATCCAGAAGTAAAGAAAGAAGAAGAAGAGGTTGTAGAAACTATACAAGAAGCTGTTGGTTTAGGTAAAACAGAAACTACGGTAGACCAAGTATTACAAACAAAACATAAAGATTTATTTGATGAATTATTTGGAGATAAATGAAGTTTGATTTTGAAATCAAAGAAATAGATAAATTTTTGGCTATAGATTTGATACAAAAAACTCACTATTCAAAGGTAATGCCACGATTAACTAAACATTATCTCGGTTGTTTTTTAACTGATAAATTAGTAGGAGTTATTACTTTAGGTTGGGGTACACAACCAAGACAAACAATAAATAAATTATTTCCTGGTTTGGAAACAAAAGATTATTATGAAATTGGTAAGATGTGTATGTTAGAAGAGATGCCACGTAATTCAGAATCTCAAATGTTATCAAAGGTTGTAAGATGGATGAAAGAAAATACAAAAGATAAATTATTTCTCTATACTTGGGCTGACGGTATTGTGGGTAAACCTGGTTATGTTTATCAGAGTTTTAATTTTTTATATGGTGGTTATATTTGGACTGACATTTATATGAGTGAGAGTGGAGAGAAAATACATCCACGAACATCAAGAAAGTTATGTGAAGAAAATGCTCGTATGTTAAATAAAGAAAAAGTTTTTTGGTTGACTTATGATTTCATGGAACTAAAAGGTATTAAAAGAATTAAAGGTAAACAATTTAGATATATTTTACCATTAAGTAAAAAAGCAAAAAAGTTATTAAAAAAATCAACAGTAGAATGGATTAGAAAATATCCTAAAGATGTAGATTTGAAATGGAAAGAAATGATAGGAAAAGGTAAGTATGAATTGACGAATAAAAAACCCGAATTTAATTTAGATGTTATAGAGCACAATATGAAAAATGCTAATTATAAAAAAACAATAGAACATAATTTTTGGAGATAAGTTATGGTATTAGAAATATTACTTGGAGT